ACTCCCTCTAGTTACCGCTTCAGGTACTACAGTCCGGGGTTGACGTTTGGTGATCCGTCTAAACTTAAGTTTCTCAAGAAGCTACGTCCTACGCTGGTAGGCGCTAACAGCGCTACAGTGTTTGTTAAGTGGGCTTACGACTTTGGTACATCTTACAGCACACAGGAGTTTACGGTAGGTAATCAGGTTCCGTATTACTTTAACGAAGCAGCTTCAGAGTACACTGTTGCTGAGTTTACTGGAGGATCTACAACAACTAGACCTCCTGTTAATACTACAGGTGGCGGGAGTATTATTACTATTGGTCTTGAGTCAGAAATAAACGGTTTTGCTTTATCTCTCCAAGAAATCAACGTATTAGCACTTATAGGTAAAACAATATGAGCAACTATACAAAGACAACTAACTTTGCTGCTAAGGATAGTTTGCCTTCTGGAGATCCCGGCAAAATTATTCAAGGCACTGAATTTAACACAGAGTTTGACGATATTGCAACTGCGATTGCAACCAAGTCAGACACTGCTTCACCCACGTTTACAGGGACAGTAACGGTTCCTGCTTTAACTGTAACAGGTAATGTGACTATGATATTAGACAATAGTGACACTGTTACTATTAATGGAGGTACTTACTAATGGGCTGGTTAAGTGATCTTATAGAGGGTTTAGTGCCGAGTGCTATTGAGGATGTTTTTAAGACCCCTCTTCCTCAAATAACTCCTCCTGACATCTCGTTTAAACCTTTTACGGTATCAGGGCCAACAGGCGGCATAACAGCAGGGCCGGGTGGAACAACTTATACTCTGTCTCAAGAACAACAGGCAATGCAGAATCAGTTATTTGGCGGTGCTGGACAGTTCTTTACTCAAGCGGCAGTACCAACGGCTCAACGTGAGACTGACATTTTTAACCGTATGCTGGCAGCACAGTCTCCTGAACAACAACGTCAGAGGCTGGCCCTAGAAGAACGTATGTTAGCTCAAGGAAGATCTGGTGTACAAACGGCGCAGTACGGGGGAACACCAGAGCAGCTTGCGTTTGAAAAAGCCATAGCAGAATCACAAAACGCAGCTATGTTGCAAGCTATGCAACAGGCGCAAGCAGAGCAAGCACAACAGGCATCCTTAGGTGGACAGTTCTTACAACAGAGTTACGCACCTCAGGCATCACTTTTGTCAGCCTTTAGCCCCGCACTAAATGTAGCTGGTCTTGAAGATGTTGCACGTAGACAGGCAGGGGAACTGGGTGTAGAAGCACAGATGGCAAATATACAAGGTATGCTAGGTCAGCAAACAGGACTCGCAGGACTATACGGGGGCATCTACGGTAACTTACTAGGCGGCTTGGGTGGTCTATTGACAGGCGGTGAAGAACCTTGGTGGAAATTCTGGTAAATAGGGGACAAAATAATGGCTTATAATGTAGGTGGAATGTTAGCCCAAGCTGGTCAAACTATCGGGCAACAAATAGGCGCTCCTATACGTGAGATTGGTACTGGGATAGGCGGTATGCTCGCGGGGAGACAACAGAAGCAGCGCGAACAAGAAGCTGCTAAAGAATCACAAAGACTTCTACAGCAGTACGCTAACGACCCTGCCCAGTTGAACGCTCTTGGTCAGAAGTACGCCACGGAAGGTAACGATGCGCTGTCTAAAGTGTTCTTTGAGGCGGCTAAAGCTGCTACTTCTAAAGAAGAGGAAAAAGCAGGTAAATTACGCGAAAAAGGAGAACTTGCTCTTTTTAATATGGCAAGAATGATGCAAGCCTCCCCAGATGAAGATATTTCTAGAAATAATCTCAAGCGACAGAATTATTTAGAAATAGCTAAAGGGTACGGTGTTAGTGCTGAAAGGGCTTTGGAGATTCTTGACCAGTCTATTGAAAAAGACAAAAAGGGGACTGAAGCTAAAGGATACAAAGTAGAAAAAGAAGTTGTAATCAACGGGAAAGTACAAAGTGTTGTTGAGTTTTTTGACGCACAAGGAAACTTTTTAAATCGTAAAGTGATTGGGGAGGTTGCTCCAGACGGAGATGAGTCAGACAAAGATAAACCTTTTATGGAAACAAAGGCTGGTTCTGATTTGTATAACGCTGCTGTAGCGGAAAACAACACAGTTACTGCTGAAATACAAAAATTTGATTCTATTATAACTCAATCTGAAAAATTAGCTGAGGAATACGATATACCTATAGTTGGAGGTGCTATAGGTGCTGTAAGAGATTTTGCAGTATCAGACATTGCTGGTCTTGGTGACGAAATAACAGCGTTTAGAACAAGTTTAAATGAAATTCAAATGCAAAAAGCATTGGCTCTTCTTCCCAAAGGCCCCGCTTCAGATAGGGACGTTCAGTTAGCGTTAAATGCTAGTCCAGACTTAAAAAATTATACTGAAGAAGAAAGACTAGCGGCTCTTCGTGGTATGAAAAAAATTCTTGAGGCTAGAAAACAGTATGTTGAAGGCAAAGTTAGGTGGATGGAAGTTACGAACGATGCTAACGCTGTTGGGTATGAAAGATATGCTGAGATTAAAGGCTTTGATAGAAACATTGAAGATTTAAAAACAAAGTTTCCGACTGCAATTAACGAGCTTAATTCAATTATTTCTGAAGCTAGCAAAGCAAAAGCGGCAGGAGATGATGTTACTTATGAGGCACTAATAAAAGAGGCTGAAGCACTAGACGCAAATTTAGTGGTTGGTAAAGACCGATTTGGAAACGACATAAAAGGTCTAGGGTATGTTGATACCCTAAAAAACAGAGGAAACTCAAGAAAACTGCTAGACAGAACTCTTGAAAACAAGGGTTTAACTTTTGAGGATATAAACTATGTCTGAAGAGCTTTTAAAAGGGTTTACTGACAGACAAGAAGAAGGCTTAACAGAAAAAGACCCTATTGAACCTAGTGTTAATTTTGCTGAGCGTCTTCAGAAAGTTCAGGCAGCTTTTGATTCTGATAATAAAACAGTGGAACAACAAAAGGTTGAAGATGCTGCTTGGTCTTCTGAAGATTCTCTAGCTGCTGCTGAAAGATTTTTTTCCAGTGTTGCTTTAGGCTGGGGAGATGATATGCAGTTGTGGGTACAAGCTCAAAGTGAGTCTTTGTATTCGGGAGAAGATTCTAAATCAATTTATGAAAGATTGAGAAAAGAATACGACCAGAGACAAGCAGAGTTTAAACAAAGACAACCCGGAGCGTACATGGCGGCAGATATTGCTGGATCTGTAGCCTCTCCCGTTAATTTTATTCCCGGTGTAAACATAGCGGCAAGAGCGGGGATGGCGGGAAGGGCAGCGCAGATTGCTGCTACAGGAGGAAGAGTCGCTACAGAAAGTGCAATATACGGCGCTGGTGAGGCTGGAGAAGGACAAAGATTATCTGGCGCTATCTCAGGTGCTGGTCAGGGCTTAGTTGGGTACGGAGTCCTACGCGGCACTATGGGTTTAGGGGGTAAAACAGTTAGCGCCTTTACGCGCAGGAACATAGAGGGCGACCTGATTGACGACGCTGGAGAATTTGTTCCTATTACGCTTGCTGCAAGTAAGACTGACGGAGTAGAGGGCGCTGTTCACACGTTTTACAGGGACATTGTAGCCCCGTCTTTTGGCGGCAAGGGCGTAATTAAAGCACAAGAACAAAAGATTGTTGGCAAAGCAGAAGACTACTATAAAGCACAAAAAGCAATGTCGAAAGAAATGGATGAGGGAGTTAAGCGTAAAGTACAAGAAAATAAAGATCTCATGTCTAACGCCTCTAAAGCGCTAGAAGAAGAGAGAAAAAACCTAAAGTCTTTACAAAAAACAGAAACAGCAGATACGCTTGTTCCTCTTAAAGATAAACTACAAACCTTAAAAAAAGGTAAACCTGAAGAAATTGCAGGTAAAGCAACTTCTGATGTAAACCGTACGTTAAATGCTCGTCGTTTTGACTTTAGAAACCAAGCGTTTTCGGAGGCAATGCCAGCAGAAGCAAATATTAAAGAAATACAAAAAGTGTTATCCGTTGAAGATATTGGACAACGTATACGCGCCTTGGATGAGTTGTGGGGAAGACGTGGTTACTCCATGATTAAAGGTAAAAAACTCAGGGTAAACAAGAACGAGTTTGAAACGTCTTTAGCAAAAGGAATCATGGAAGATCCTGTATTTAAAGTTTTGTTGCCTGACGTTAGCAGTTTCAAGAATAACGTAATGGCCGCTGTTTCAAACGTCAGTAAATTTAGAGACGCCAGCAATAGAATTGATGGGGATGTCCTATCAACAGTGCGTAGTAGATTAGGCACTTTTGCTGCTGCTGCAGGTGATCCTCAAATTCGTAAAGCGTACTACATGGCGCAAGGTAAAATAGATGATATTATCAAAAAGCAACTTACTCCTGCTCAAAGAGAGGCGTTTGAAAGTGAGTCTAAAAAGTGGAAGAGTACTGTAGTTCTCAGAGACGCTATTGAAAACACGCGTGTTGATCCTAAGAAACGTGGTGTGTTTGACGAAAGTGATTGGATTAAATCAGCTTCTGATAATAATAACCTAGACAAGAGGTACGGTACTGGCCCTCTGGTTAAGGATGCACACGTTTTAGAAACTAACTTGAGAACCGCTGAAAAAGCTATAGCAAAAAGAGCAGCTAATTTAGCCAAAGCAAAAGCAAGGCTTGTAGAGAAAACTATTAGCGAGCATAGTCAAAAATTAAAGACTCAGCTAGAGAAGATTGATGCTAATATAGCAGATAAAAAGGCTAGACTGAGAAATAATCCTCAGTTTTCTCAGGAAATTGCTAGAGATACTCTTCTGAAGCAGCAAAAAGAAGCTGAAGTAGCTTCTCTTAAGTCTCAGTTAGATGAACTTAAACAGTTGAGGAGTTCTCAAAATCCAAGTTGGTTTTATACATTAGCGGCTACTGGAATACTTGCTGGATTTACAACAGGAGGTGCGCTAGGTGCTGGTGCTGGCCTTGCGGCAGCAGCAGGTGCCGGTAGGATTTTAGCTGCTCCAACAGCACAGAGGATAGTCGCTGGTCAAACAGCGCCTCAGATGGGTGTTCAAAAAATGTTACAGGCTGACGCCACAGGAAGGACAGCAGACATACTAGCCAGAAGTATCGGTAGAACAGGTATGCTAACAGGAGGACAACAATGAAAGACAAAGACCACACAGTAGAGTACACATCCATTGACTACCACAGTATGTGTCAGAAGTCAAAGGAGCGCATTAAGAAGATGCAAGCGCAGGGAATACCTACGCCCCATGATCCCAAAAAGAAACCAGAGGACGTAGGTAAGTCTAACGGTTACTCCATATTCTTCATGTCGTAACGCTATAGTTCACAGTTGTTCCCTGTACAGGCCAGTTGTTGTGATCCTTCGGTCATGTCGCTGGCCTCCTCTATGTCCCAAGAGATGTCCTTTGGGAAGTCCTTAGCTAACTGGTTGTACGTTTTCTTGTCCACAGGTTCGTAAGGAGCCTGTTGGTACGTGTGGTCTGAGTAAGGCAAGAAAGAGATACCACTGACCTTATCAAACTTGTTGTACAACCACTGTCCCACCTCCAGAAACTCCTCGTCACGGTAGTAGCAAGTCATGGACGGCTTGTGTTCACACCAGTAGTCCTGATATATCTCCCATAGCTCTAGCTGCTCCATAGCACCCATCTCTGAGGCTGTCACAGCGCCCTCAGGAGACGCGATAGGGAAGGAGAATACCCTAGTACTGGGTGACATGAGATCGTCCTCTACAGGCACTCCTGCGGCCTCTAGGACGCTGCAAAGTGGGTCACGAGCATCTGCACGTACTCTGCGTATGTATTGTGCACTATAACGAGGATGGATACCACTAGCGCTATCGACCAACTGACTAACAGTACCGCTAGGCTTGACCGCAGTAATAGCGGTAGAAGCGTTGATTCCCAGCTTCTTAGCCCAGAGCTTGTTAGTGTCGATAGCTTCCTGACGCATCTCTGTAAGCCACTTCTTGAGTTTAGCATTGTCTCCTCTCCCAGACAGCAACGGGTGATCCATGATGCCTGTCAAGGATACGCCCAGCAGTGCCTCTTCTTCCGTGTTTACTCTCCAAATATTTCTGAGGTATCTGAAGTTTGTGAGGGTAGCCTGAAGAGTCCCAAGGATAGTCGCAACCCGAACTTTTCGTTTGAGACTTGCGAGTGTATCCTGTGGCCTAACAACAACCTCTGAAAGATTACAGAATTGGTAGGGTCTGAGGATGATTTCGCTACACGGATTAGTTCCGAAATCAAAGGTAGCATCTCTTCGTTCATTTCTTGCAGCTTGCTTTTGACTTGCGACTCTACTAAAGACACCTCGTTCGCCAGATCGTGATTCATATAGGCTACTCCACTCGTTGAGAAACGCTTCAAAGTCTGGCTTCTCTGTGTAACACGCTGAGTTATTCGCCAGACCACGCTGGGGTTCTTCTACCCACCACTGTCCGTGTTTGCATCGTCGGAGTCTATCGTCGGTGAGGTTACTGAGGCTGATGAGTGCTGATCGTCTGACTCCTCCAACGACAACGATTTGAGCAATCTTGCAGCAAAGATCGTGACATTCAATGGAGCTAAGTTTTCGTCCAGCAGCTTCCCGAAACAAGTCCACCGTGAATCGGAACAACTCGACGAGAGGTTCAGGGCCACTTGCACGACCTCCGAAAGTTTTGAGCGGGGCACCTGAAGGTCGTACTCTGCTAACGTCCCATCTGGGAACTTGACCTGTGTACAACAGTGATACCAACTCCCTAAACGATTTCGCCCATCCGATCTTCGAATCTGCAACATTGATAACTGTATCTGTTTCATGGAACTCCTCCGCTACCTCTGGTAACTTTTGTATGTACTGTCGTTCAACACTGAAGCCTACCCCTGTGCCGCACAGAAGAACGTACATGAGTTCGTCAAACGCCTTAGGGTGATCTATAGGTAGATAGCTACAGTTAAAACCTGCTACGTTGTCACGCTCCAGCGCCTCACCAGCAGTCATCAGCGCCCTCATGGACGGCATTACGTCTAGGTTGTCAATAGCTGTAAGTATTTCATCATAAGACTCTTCGATGTCAAACTTATTTGCAAAGTAATTGACGTACCTTGCTACTGTTT